GATGTGTATAAGAGACAGTCTCTATCTTTATTACTAGGACAATTAAAACCATAGCACCCACTTTCATAAGTACCATAATTAAAAATATCTCCATTACTACCAAAATCTGACCAACATGGCTCATTTGCACCTGATTTTGTGAAGTAGTCTTTAGTCCATAAGTCTTTACCTTGGTTAAAAGGGTCAACAAATACCCAGCCGCCCTTGAGTAAGTTTTTATACCCTCCGTGTTTCATTGTAGGTACTTGCATAGTTTCTTTGAACATTTCCCAATAATCAGCCTTAGGGATATTAAACTCGATTTCTCTACGTCCTAACCCTATCAGGTCTAGTGGGTTGCTTATATGTACTTTTTTACCGTTTATTGTACTATCCATTGTGTAGCCCTCTCATTCCATAACCGTCAATTATAAAATCTTGACCGCTGTATTCTAATTGTGTTGTTCCGTCTGTCCAACCTGTAATGTTATTATTAATTTCGCACCTCATCAATGCCCCTGCTTGAACCATTGTAATCTGTTTAGTTTGTGGACTTACTAGCATGCCTGTCTTAGTTACAGCCCATTTTTTAACCATTTCTGAACCTTTTAGCATGTAAACATTACTCAACACTTTAACTCTATATATTTTCATGTCTACATCTATGTACCCCTCTGCGTACATTTCGCCACTTTTAGAACTTCGCAAAGGGTCAGCGTAAAACATTACACAGAAGCCCATTTCTTCATCATAATATAAGCCCATATAAACAGATTTATTGCTAAAGAAGTCAATATACTGCTTTTTGCTCAATGCTACTTGTATATTACTCTTACTAAAATTAATCAACTCGACAGGGTTGTGAATTAATAACTCCTCAAAATTTAACCATGAAATCATTTATATACCCTTTCTATTGTGCATAAACCAGTCATAAAGTCAACCGAACGAACTCCGCACTCCCCATAAGTCAAATTACTCACATTAGCTTTTTGGCCCCACCAAAATAGTTTGGTATTGTATGCAGTTGCGTACATTTGAGGGTTGAACTTAACTTCGTTATACTTGATAATCGGAAATAATTCTTCTACTCCTAGCGTTATCGGTCTAGCGTTTGTAGGAAAATCAGCATAATTCTTATCTGTCATGATAACATTACCTTTTAATTCTCCGTTTTTTGGTATGATATCCCAAGCTCTAGCAAATGCCGTCCAATCTACTGGAATGGTAAATTCTCCGCTTTTTCTCCACGTTCCACCGCTTTGTTGTTGGAATAACCATGCTTTTTTAGTGTTATAGTTAGTAAAAAGAATTTGCGTTGGTACTGGTCTAGTTCTTGAATTTTCATACTCTCTAAACCAGTCCTCTACACTCCGCTCTGTTCTCAATACGCCAGTAGCCCAAATACTTGTCGCACCTGACACTCCTTTAGGCTTTTCAAAGTCTGTTTCGCTTAGTTTTGGCTTGTAAGGAGCTAAAACAACACCAGTAGGAAAAGCCACGCTTCCAGTCCATTCATTCATAGAACTATAATTTGTTTTTTCACTAACCCTACAATTTTCAATGTTATAAGTTGAACGCATTTCGTCCACAGACCAGTCAAAGTTCCAACTAGCCCAATAAGAACCCATGTTATAACCTGTGTTAGCCATTGCCGAAAAAAGTACCTCGTCTACTCTATAACGTTTGTCAGTTTGTTGGTAATAGTAACCCTCTATGATGTTACTTGCCATTTCTCCAAAAGTGCAATCAATAGCTGTGTTTGCGTCAGTAACGTATAACGGTTCTTGGTTATCTACCCACACTTTGGTGTCGCTGTCAAAAGTTTGTCGCTTGTCTGTGAACTGTTCAGGATAAATGATGTTACCAGTCAAGTCAAATATACCCTTGTTTCCGTTTATAACGTGAAATTTGAGTGTTCTACCAGCTTCGGTGTCATAAGTATCAGAATCAATTCCAATCAATACACGCTGACCCAATGGACGACTATAACACCAAACAGCTTCTTGTTTACAAATTCCCCTTTCTTCTAAGTAAAAGAGTTCTTTATCAGTTTTAGAACCTACCCAAGTATAAACTTTATAATCAACGCTTTGTGGTGGTGTACCCTCATAAGTTCCTGAAAATGGCGGTGTTCCGTCATCTATGTTAGTTTTTCGATATCCATTAAATTCATCTCTATCCTCAACAAACGGAGTGACCTCCCCACCTTGTTCAATCTTAGGTAAATACACTTCAAATTGTACAAAATCGCTTGTTTGAGCAACTTCAAAAGCTATACCAAACTTTTCAACCGTTTCCGTACTAGGTAGCGTGTAAATTTCTTTTACATCTAAGTATTGATTAGGTTGGACTTGGTATGTAGCCACAAGCTCATTTTTAGTACCGTATAGCAATTTTAAACTAACCTCTAGTACATTTATACTAGAATTGTACAAAGTGCCTGATAAACCGTATTTTTGTCCTTGTGTGAGGTTAGGTGTTATAAAGTTAGGATATAAGCTAGGATATTGTTTTCTTTCATAATCTGTACAAAAAGCAATACCGCTTATTTTGTTCTCTCCTTGCGGTTTAGTGACAACAGAACCATAGCTAAAAGGTCTATTCCAGTCGTCAGGACATTTTTTTCTTTGCCAACGATTGCTTGTTTCTGAACCTGTCGTTCCATCTAATAAATATATATGTTGTGGCAAAAGTTGAATTGTTTCAATACTCTTTAAAGAACAACGTTGTACAATGTTCCAATTAGGTTTTTTAATCGTGAAATCTCTACCTGTGTTAGAGTTCCAACAATATGCTTTAAAAATAGTCATTCTATTGCTAAGCCCTCCACTAAGTCTACTAGCTCTTTTTCTGTGCTTACTTCGTCCACTTTTTGTTGTTTGAGTTTTACATTTGCGTCAATATAAACTCCCTCAATCTCCATTAATTTCAACAATGCCGAACGGTCTGGTAGTTTATTGACTTCTGTAACTGTTCGCCCTGTTTCTGTCTTTCGTCCGTTTGCGTTGTTTTTGTATTGGATAACTGTCTTTGTTTCTTTTCCTCCAAAAGCTAGGGTCTTTAACGCTTCTAGCATTTTTTTATTTTCTTCTTCTGTCATAGCCATTAAATAAAATAGTCCTCACTTTCTTCACTTTCTAAGAACCACCACATCAAGTTAATTAAAGCGTCCGCCAAATCAATCTTATCTGTGTAGCCTTTTTTAATAATACGCATAAGCCCAAAATCGTTTATTTTCGTTTCTGCGTTCATTAAATGCACCGCTAGTAACTTACTATCAAAATGTATTTTCCCCTCTTCCATTAGCTTCTGTGTGGCTTCTAGGGTATTTGATAGCTTGAAACTGTTCTGCATTACTTTGTTATAAAATTCAATGTCATAAGTTTGTTCAAATTTATCAATGAAATTCTTGGCATAGTTAGGGTCATAATTCAACGCAATTGGAACACTACCATTCATAGCACTCATAAAAGCGTCCCATGCTTCATCTGACATGTTATTAATGCCCTCGTGTGTTATTGTTTCCCCTAAGTGTTTAAATTTATCTTCTGCACTCTCTGGCATGATAGGGATAGCCTTGAAATAATAGTGTCCGTTTTCTCTGTAACCTATCACAGTACCCCAAACGTCGCCACGTACTGAAAAATCTGAACCAATAGCAACCAAACGACCCTCAAAGTCTAATGGCGGTACTAGACACTTATCTACAATTTGTTTTGTAAAGATTGTAGTGCTGTCAGTCATTGACAAGTTAAAGCGTTTAGTGATAATTTTAGCCATTTTAACAGGGTTGCCGATTGCCCCTATAAAGTCCTTTTGAATGTCCTCAAGACTTAAAGTGTAGCCTAAAGCGGGGTTAGCCTTAATGTACTTAGAACTGTCTTTTACTTCGTCGTAATCGTCTAAAGCATAATAGAAAACCCAATGACTGAAGTCGTCATCTTTTACCCACTCTTTCCAACTTTCAAGCTCATCATCATAAGCACCGCCACGGATAACGTTGTTTGTAGTTGAAATAAAAAGCGTACCCTTGTTTTTTCTTAGCCCCTGTCTAATAGTGATAAGAGGGTTCTTTTTAAACGCACCAAACTCATCTATGATAACAAGTTGTTCACGTCCACCGTCTAGCGTGTCCTCGTTACTAGCATAGATAGAAATCTCTGTACCTTTGCTTTTTAGAATTGAGTTATCTTTTACGATGATTTGCTCTTTATTCAGCTTGAATTGATTTTTAAACTTATTAATGATAGTACCTTGACAGTTTCCCATAGCTCTGAAATGCTTCATCAAGATTTTTTCAGCTTGGTCTTTTTTAGTAGCCATTAAAGCTATAACACTATTAGGCTTAGGAAATAAAAAGAGTTCAATTAAGGCTATCATTACATCAAGAATAGATTTGGCGTTTGAACGTCCTACAATAACAACAAATTCATCAATTTGATAAGGAGTGCAATACATCAAAGTAAGTACCGCCTTGTGATATGGTATGATTTTAAAACGTTCGTTGTTAGGCAAAGTCATAAACTCCTCAATGAAATTAAAGATTTTCTCTGCCTTATTGTAGTCTATTTCATGCTCGATTTTAGCCACTTTTTTCTTTAGTAGCTTAATCATTTCGCCGTTATCCTTGCTTTGTCCTATCCAGTCTTGAATTAAACTCATTTTTTACATCTCCTTACATTAAGCCCTCCGCTATAATTCTTGCGTAGTCAATCAAATCTCCGCTTCGTTCCATTCCTTGGTGGCATTTATGGCAAAGAACTTCGGTTGGTACGTTTATTACTTCTTTGTCAAAGTCGTTGACATCTAACATGTCATTTTGCCATTGTAGTGGGATAACGTGATGACAAATTAAGTGTTCTGTACTCCAACACTTCTCACAATGTCCTACCCTGTTCTTTTCTTCACGTGCCTTTTTTATCCACCTAGGGTTGTTGTATAACTTACTTTTAGTATAAATCAACGCTTGTTTAGTTTTACCCCATTTCTTTCTAGCTTGTTATAAATTTCGTTCGCAATTCTACGACCGTCCGCACTTGATTGTACGTAAATTTTGATGTCTTGTTGTGAATTGTCTTGTGTTCCAATGCTTGGTGTTGCGGTTGTTCCTTTTGTTGCTCGTGCATAAGGTTGGACTGCATTAACTGCTCTGCTGATTGCTTCTCTACCACCTGCAAAGAATTGTAAGTCCAATGGCAGTTGTCCGTTTCTTGAACCTAGAATTTTTTGACCTAGTGAAGTAGGTTCTTTAATTCCAAGAGGGTCAATATTACTTCTTAACCAATGAAAGTCACTAAAAGCGTCGCCCCATGTACTGTTCTTTCTGAACCCTAACGCTTTACCAAGTAAACCAGTATTACCTCCAACGTTGCGCGAAAGGTTCAACGCACTTTGAACAGCACTATAAGCGTTATTTGCCCAATCATATAAATCTTTTAATGAACTAATAGCTGAACCAACTTTACCTAAGAAATTACCGATAGAAGTGAAATTGATTTTATCAAAAAAGTTGGTAACTGCGTCTTTAGCGTCGTTTACTGCGTCTTTCATTTCATCATTTGATACTTTTCCGTCATGGTTCTTGTCAATGATTTGCGTTAATGCCCCAACTGCTTTACCTGCCATTTGACCTAACTGGCTACCGATAGTGCTTGCCATTGTTGTAGCATTGTTTCCTAAGTTGCTCATGTCAATGCCTGTATCGCCTAAGCCTTTACGGAAACCGTCCAAAGAACTTGTATTGAAACCGTTGGAAATCATTTCTCTAATTTGCGTCCACGTGCTAGGACCTGACGAAACTAGTTCATTCCCTTTCTGTTGGAACTTGTCCAAGGCGAGGTTCATCACATCTGTGCCAATTGCACCGTCTTCCATGGCTTGTTTGAACTCTCCCATACCTATGCTAGTATGATTAATTTCGTTGTACGCTTGGATAAGCATATCACGGAACTGCGCACCCAAAGCTGACGACATAATTTCATTGAAGTCTTGAGCGTGTAACGTACCAGAACCCAATGCTTGAGCTAAACCATGAGTAAATTGCTTCTGTGTTTCCATTGTTAGCCCTAAACTGTCACCCACAGCATTAATTGAATTAACAATTTTAAATGCTTGGTCGCCTGTTAGACTAGTATAACCTGAAATGGTAGCCCCTAACTCGTTAAGGTCATTACGTTGTGATTTTAAAAGTTCACTTCCTGAATCAATATATGAATTGAAACGTTTGTAACCCTCCGCACCGTCTGACAAAGTAGATGACAAGCTCTTTTGTGCCTGAATTTGACGGTCATAAGTAGTCATCAAGTTGTTAGCAAAACCGCCAATATAACCAGTAGCAGTTGAAACCGCACCAGTAACAAGCCCAATTCCTGCATTAACTCCACTCACTACGTTCCCAATTTTAGAGAAAGTTGAAAGCATGTTAGAACCGTAACTTTTAACGCTATCAAACGCACCTGATAAGCTGAACCCCTTACTTGAGCCTACTTTGGCTAGCTCTGTGCTTAATCTAGTCGCTTGCGTTTGTGCTTTGACTAACTGGCTTTCTAATGCCTGTACTTGTTTTTGTGTAGCACCTGACATCTTAGCATTTGCAAGTGCCTTTGTTAAATTATCTACATTCTGTTTAGCGAGGTTTAAAGCTCTTTGTGTTTCTTTAATACCTTTGTCTTTCATAGTCACAGAACCTGTTATTTGAGCGTTTCTGTTCGTTTCTTTAGCTAGGCGACCAATATTATTAATTTCTCTTTGTGCTTCCCTAGCACTACTTAAAACGCCCTTAGTGTCCAGTTCTGCCTGAATGACATATTTTTCTTTAGCCATTGTTTGTTATACTCCTTAATTTACGCTTAATAGTTTTTGTTTTGTCGTCCATTTCGTGAGTAGCTTTAATTAGTGTTTGTCCATAACGTTGATGTAAGTGGCGGTCATGAAGCAAGACGTTCAGCATTCTCCAACTTTCATCTTTAGCTTTAAAACCGTTAATAATACCAATGTTACCACTTTTAAGCGAACCGTATGACCTAGTAACTTGTTTGGTAATTTTCTTGGTGTCAAATTTAGCACGATATCCTGAAAAGTCGCCACCTAATGAACTTTTATAACTGCGTTTTACTGTATTCTGATTAGAGTTAAAAGCGTCAGCCATTTCTAACCAGACTTTTTTCAGTTGTTTCTCTGTGAACTTTTCTAGTCCTGTGACTTGCTTGGTGGTTGCCATAATTTTACCTCCACATGTTCCGCTTTGTTTAACTCTTCTGCGGTTGTTTTCTTCTTCTCTTTAGGTGTCAACGCTGAAATTAATTTGAGTGTCCACCCTAAAGGTCTATGGCTATATACTTCATAGGGAACTCTGAAAGCCGTCATAGCACTAACAATTGCAAGTGTTGTAATTCTTGCGTCGTCCCTTATTTCTTCTCTGCTAGTGCTATTGCTTTTTTTGTTTCGTCTACCAGTTGTTCCATAAGTTCGGCAACTGTAACAGGTAACAAACCACCAATTAAAGCCCCTAGAATTTCATCAAGTGTATATTTTGGAGCACAAGCCCAAAAGAATAATGCCAAACTGTGATAATCTCGTTCGTTCAAATCTCCAAAGTAAATTCCGTTATCTTCCATGCGTTCTAATGCTTTAAAATCAAATTTAAAATCTTCTTTCTTCATTTGTGTATCTCCTTATAAATTAAAATAAAAGAGTGGAAACTATTATTTCCAAGCCCTCCACTCTTAAAAATTACGCCTTGATGTCAGTACTTGTGAGCGGTTTAAGTTCATTAAACAACTTTTTAAATGCTAATGCTTTGCCACTTGTTCCAGTTGCTAGTTCTGTATCAGACACTTTAAATTTTACAAATAAGCGTTTTTTGTCCCCTAGTGTAAAATCTCCAGTTGTAACAGTTGCCTCATGTTCGTACTCTTTACCTGTTGGACTTTCTTCGTCAGCTTCTGCCGTGTCGCTTGGTGTGGTAGCCTGAACACTTGGATAGAATGTTGCTTTATACCCTGTTCCGTCATCGTCACGGTAACGCTCTGCATAAGCGAAGCCATAAGGTTTATAATTTGCTACGTCATCAGTCAAGAACCCTTGAACACTTCCAAAACCTAAAGCGTGAGTTGCAAAGTCGTCTGGCAAGTCATAAGATTTAACTTTAATTTGTGTATCTTTAGCACCTGCGATTGTACGATAAGGAGCGTTAAAACCTGCATAGAAGTTTTTGTTTTCTTGTTTGCTATCTGTTTCAATACCACGCAAGCCTGCGATTGGAATACCTGTTTTTGACCCTGTAAGGTCTGTGAATACTACCCCATACCCTAGACCGTGGGTTAATTCATTTTTTGATGTATATGCCATTTATTTTTATCCTCCTACTACTGTTTCCCAAGTTTTAACGGCACCGCGTTCAAGGAAACCACCGCAAACTGTAATAGTGCCATAAACTTGTACATTGTTATGTCTAACGTCTTTTTTAACTTCAAACTGTGGTGTCAAGTCCCCTGCAAGAATTCCCTTATAAGGGTTGATAAGAATTTTATCATAAGTTTTAGTAGGCTCTGTGTTAAAGTATTTAAAACTAATTGTTTCAACTTTTGTCACTCCGTCAACTACTGGTGTGAAATCATTTTCTTTTACAAAAAGAACATCGTCGCCTGATTGTGAAAAATCACTTGAACTTGCTTTATGTTTAATAGCCCCAATAATTGAACTATTAACAATAGAACTGTGTGTTCCACCCCAAATTAAATGACTTTCGATAGTTTGATATAAAACATCTCGAACGCTTTGCATAGCGTTTTGAATACCGTCAGCAGTCAAGTTTCCTGCGTCAGCTAAGTTGATACCAAAACCAAAACCACGTGGCGTGAAAATTTTATAAGTGTTTTCGCCTGCTGTCAACACGCTACCTGATTGCCCTTGCTCTTTAGCAAGTGGGAAACCTCCCAAATTGACCTGTTGTAATAAATCTGCCCCAACTTTAGGAATACGTGACAAGAGAGGGAACGACTCTCCAATGTTCCCCCCATTTATCACATTCTCGATTTGTTGGGCATAACGGTCTGTAATATTAAAATCAGCCATTATTTACCCCTTTCTTATTTACCTCTAGACACTTCACTTTCTTCCGTCACTAGCCGTTTTTTTTTAGGTAAGCTGAACGGTTTTTACCACGAATAGAACCACCCACAAGAGTTTCAGAAAGCCATTGTTCAACGTTATAACGGAGGTCAAAGTCGTTGTAATTTTCCATGTTCAAATCTCCGATAAGAACGTACTCATCGTGATTGTAAACCGCTACTTCGTCTTTAGGCATCCAAACACGTGTTTCAAGATTAACCGCCCCAAACGATTGAGCAATTTGTGCCTTTGTCGCAAGTTCGTTGAATCGTGAGTGACCGTCTGAACCTTTAGCTTTACGCAACTCTGCAAAAGTTTGTGGACTCATAACAATTGTGATTGCGTCAGAAATTGAGCATTCAGCAACTGCGTCAGTAATACCCTCAAACAAGTCTGTGTATTCAATTTGTTTTGTCCAACCGTCTGTGGCAGTTTTCAAACCATAGAAACCATTAGAACCGTCAGCAGAACCAAGAATCATATTGTATTCCACTTTTTGGATAACACGGTTTACCATTTCAGACATTACGTATTCAGATAATGCACCTGAATCATTTACACCTCGAACAGTTGCTTTGTCCATTTGTAAGTATGCTTCTGCCATTTGTGGACGTAGTGAACGTTTTGTAGCCGTTTGAGCTTTATTTTTGTCTGTACCTGCTTTGAAAGTACCAGAGATAAATGTATCATCTACACCGTCCTCTGCAAGTGTCAAACCTTGGAAGCGTGCTTTCATAGCACCGTCATAGATACCTGACTTACGTGCATATTTAGATGTGATAGAACCTAGAGAGTTGACAACGTTCAAATCTGCACCATTAGCAAATTCACGCAAGAAACCTTGCTCTGGCATTTCAGCCATTTTGTCCCCAAGTTCACGCATAAATTTACGCTCTACGTCTTGAGGTTTTTCGCTAGGAATAGACGCTTCACGTTCCTTTTTAAGTTCTTCACGTTCTTTGTTAAGTTCTTCTACTTTAGCTTCAAGTTCTCGAACTTTTACACCTGCTTCAATTGCTTGCTTCATGATTTCTTGTGTTTCGTTTGCACCCATTTGTTTTTGTTCTCCTTTTTCTTCTTCTCTTACTTTTGTCACTTTAGCACCTTTATTACTTGGCAACGGAGTTAGCGACACCTCCGTAATAGTAACATCTTTATAATAACCTACTCCGTCAATTTCACGAGCTTTTACACCGTTAGCATTAAAACCAACTGAAAGCCCTGTTTCCTCAATCTTTTCAGCCGTGTACTGTTCTTCGTCAACGTAACCTGTTAGAATTACATTGTCCCCCTCAAGATGAACAAACCCTGACCCAATCTTTTCCCTATGACGGTTTAAGATATCCACTCCGTCGCCTGCGTTGGCAATGGACTCGATAACAGTACCGTGTGAATCAATTGTTCCCAACGGGTTCGCTATCCCTCTTACTGCTTTTACTTTCAATGTTTCCCCCTTTTGCCGTTGTTGATATATAAGCTACAAAATTTTCTTGGTTGAAAACGATGTTCTTATCGTGTTGTTTTAATAATGGTAACACTTTTTGAATTGCGAAAGCGATGATAGTAACTTCATTACTTTGTCCATAAAGCAACTCTCTTGGCATTCCGTACTCGCTCAAAGCAATTTCAATTGCAAGGTTTGCGTCATTTTGTAGTGAACCACTATAATCTGGCTGAATCTGTTTGATATCGTCATCTGAACCGATAACCGAAACGCCATTAAATTCTCTGGCAAGTTGTTGTTGTTGTGTCAGACGTTCTCTAATTCTGTCCCAAACTTCTTTTAAACCGCTAGAAACTTTAGTTTTCCAATAGATTTTGATTTGAGCCTGTGAATCAAGACGTCGCCCAATTCCATTACTAGCCATTCCAAACATTACGCCAAACCGTTGAGGGCTAGCACCATAAAAAGGGTTTAATAGCATTTCATAGTCGTTTGTTCTAATAGTGACCTGTCTGCGATTTGGTTCTCTAACTAAAATGTTAAACTGGTCTGCGTTCACTCTTTGAGCGTAATACTTGAAACCACCATACCAAACACGATATACTTCTTGACCTTGTAAAGCCCAAAAGAATAAGTCCTCAAGTTTGGACGCTTCTGAATAATCAACATTATCAAAATAGGAAACTAAGCCCAATAACTTACCTAGTAACAAATCAGTTGTAGGGTCTTGGACCGTGAAAGTTGAAAAGCTTACATCTTCCGCTCTGCGTGAGAGATTAAATAAGCTCATTCACTCCTCCTTATTTAAACTCTCCTGAATTCATGTCAATTTCGCGTCCAAATTCTGCCCCAATTTCTGCAATAAACATTGTATCAATTGGTAGGTTAAGTTTACCAAACTCTCCCATGTAATTGCGTAACATTCGAGGCGTCCGAACGTGGCGAACACTTACACCGTCCGAAACATACCAATGTTTTTCTTCACCGTTGTTGTCTAGTCCTTTAATAAGGTACATTTTTATCATTCCTCCTGTTTGATTATTTTGGTTTGAATTACCAGTAACTGGTTTATTAAATAAGTCAAGTTCTGCCTGTCTGCGTCGTACTAAACCTTGTAAGACTTGACCGCCTGCATTACGATACTTCGGAATCATTGAAGCACAATAAGCATGACTGAACTCTGCCCAACTGTCAGCAACGAAAACATTACCGCAATTATAAGCCAATGACACTAAGGCGTCAAACTCGTTTTGATTTGCTTTGCCTTTTATATAAGCGTCAACCATAGGTGCATACTTATTATTTATGTCAATTTCTAGCTGACTATCTGCTTGCGATTGTGTCCAAGTTGTACCTGCCGTGACACCATAATGTCCCCAACCGATAGTGTACATCTTTTCCCACGGTACTGGTTTATAAGCAGTCAATCGGCAACCCTCGAACTCTTTAATTAAGTTCAAACCGTTTTGAGATATTTTGATACTACCACCTCCATTTTTGATTATTGTTTTTATAAGGGAACAATTAACCCAAGTGTTCACAATATGTTAAGATGTTATAAGCGTCAGCCATGTTGTCATCTTTGCAATCAGAATCAACCAAGCCTGTGGCTTTTAAAAGCTCTAGACTTTCTTCTTTGCGTTGTTCACGTTTGCCTGAAATAAGATGATAGCTACACCATTTAGAGTTATCTATGAAAGTATAGCCATTTACTAGACCGTCAATAGCACCGATAAAATAACCGTTACAATTAGCAAGCGTAATACTGTGCTTTCTGTTTCTACCCATGATAGGTGTTTCAATAGCTAGATGATAATCTTTTAAGTCAAACTCATCAATGATATCTTTAATTGCGTTTACAATGTCAAAGGTGCGTTCCCAAGCGTTTTTCTTTGAGTTGTATGCTTTAATAGAACCGACAAACAATTGACCGTCTTTTCTAAAAGCGTACCCTGTTCCCTCGTTTTTCCTACTAGCTGTACTAAAATCAATAGCTAAAATTTTCTTCATTTCTGTCCTCTTAAATAGGTAGGCTATAAGAAGTCACGACTGCGTAAACATCTTCTTGACTTTTGTCAACGTTGACACCGTAGTCAGTTTTAGAAATAAACTCTAACACTTGTTTCAGTTCTACTTCATCATTGACAAAATAGATGTTTTTTTCTGCCACGCTTTTACCTCCCTCATTGATTATGGTATTATTATCTGTCTCTTATACACATCTCCGAGCCCACGAG